TTATTCTAGTTTCAGTAGTTGTTAAATCTTCTGTAATTGTTGTAGTTTCATCGTTATTATAATCTTTAAGTGCTTTTGGTGTGGCAACATAACGCATCTGTCTTCTTGCTGATGCTGCAGTATCTGCTGCATAATCAACTTGAACCTTCTTAATTAGTCCATCACTTGTATCCGCAACAGGACCAAATAGATATGTTTTTGCAGTAAATTGTAATGTGTATATTAATGCTGTCCTTGTTGTAAAGTCTCCCTCATATTCATCTCTAAATGAAATATTATCCAAAACAATTGGAACATCTCTCTTTTCACCAATTGAACTGACTAAATTGATTGTAATGTTAAAAGATGGTTGAAAGAATGGTAATATCTGTTCGATGATTTGTAGAGCATCATCATTTAATTTTGAAAATATACTAAGTTCAAATCCAATATTGTATGGAACAGGCATGAATACCTTTTTCAAGTTTGTGCCATCAGATGCCTTGAATGTCTGAGTAATGCCAGATTTACGAGTTGCATCATATTGAATTGAAGTCATTTCAAATGACATTCTAGGTAATGTTATAGCAACTGCTTTTGTTAGGTTTGCTTGCTCTCTAATTTTTGCAAAGAACTTTTGCTGTGGTCCATAGGCAAGACCAACTTTAGTTTCATCTAAAGTAGTGTCATCAGCTTTTTCATGTTTAATAAAAATGTCATTAAACAATGTACCAAAACCAATTATGGTTTTTCGAATAATCTCATGATAATAATAAGTACCTAACATTAATAATCTCCAAATGGGTTGCCTTCTGTAAAGTCAAGTAAAGTATCTGCTTCACTTTCTATCTCTTTGTTTGAATCAAAAGGTTCTTCAAAACTATCATCAGTGTAAGAGTCTACAACGTATCTAGCTGATGAGATAGATCCTACTATCACTTCTCCAGCACTGAATTTGCCACTATTTAGAGATACTTGAAGTTCAATTGGTGGATGTACATTATCAATGTCCACACGTTTTTTAAAGTTTCTAACTCTTGCAGTGGTTCCTGATAATGACCCAGTGACAACTTCATTATATAGATATGTTCCAATTCCAGTTGTAGAAATACCAGAAAATTCAACAGTTGGTGCAGGATCTATATCCACTGGATATAATCCAGTATTTAAGAATTGTACACTATCAACCATACCAGTAGCATCATTAAGAACAACTTTAGCATCTGCTGCTGCTCCACCATTTGTACCTGTAAATGTAATATCTGGTGCAACAGCATATCCTCTACCTCTATTACTCATGGTTATTGTTGAAATTCCATTAGATACTATTCCAAATGTTACTGCAACACCTGCTCCTCCACCACCATTTATGATAATTAATGGAGGATCCGCTGGATCATAACCACTACCTGGATTGAGTAATCTTATTTCTTTTATTGATTTAGATCCACCTTTGGAAGTTGTAATTGCAATTGCTTCAGCTCTTACTCCGTAAGGTGATGGTGATATTTCCACTGATGGTGCAGTTACATAACCAGAACCATCCTGTATAACATCGATAAATCCAATCATTCCAGTACCACCAACTCCTGCAACACCTGTTGCGGTAACTGCAGTTCCAACTAAATTGACCATAGTAATGTATCCCTGATCCTCTACAGTATTATCAACTTCGTCAATCGTAGTCTCAATAAGTTCATTTTCGTATTCATATAGTTCACAATTTAATTCATAGATATAATTTTTACCTAATTGATAAAAAGGTTTTTCTGATTCAACTCTCTTAATTTCAAATAACCTTTCACCAAGAGGAAAATAAATTAAATCTCCTTCTTTTGGTCTACTAATTAAATCTTCGAAAGTATAATCAGTTATGAGACCATCTCTAATACCTGATGTGATACCCTCCAAAAATGGTGTTATGGTTTCTTCAAATCTTTCTTTTGAAATTGTTAGACTTACTTCATTTGTTAATCTCAATCCAAATTTAGTCATTAAATCACTATTAGGATTGTAACCTTCATAATTATTTAAATATGCCTCTATAGCAAAAGAATCATCAAATTTTGACGATTGAACTTCTCTAATAATATTATCAGTTTTAAAAATTTTTCTTGGTAAATAGAATATTTCTATACCATACATCTTTAATTGTTCATTAATCAAATCTTGAACTAAAAATTGTTCATTTTTAGAACCTTGAAGAAAGAATGGGTTTAATGGCATTTTCTCACTATCCTATAAAATCAAGAGGTGGTAACTCATATTCCAACATCATTCTTTGTTTAATATCTGCTAATTCTCTTTCAGCATCTTCATAATATTGTCTACCATTTAACTCAATTCCACCTGGTAATCGAGTTCCACTAAATTTCATCATATTCAATCCCCATTGCCTTTTGATTAAAAGTGTTAAGTATCTTTTTAAGAAACTATCATTAAATGCTTTTGTAAATTCAGAAGGATCTAATGCTCTATGGCAATCAATGACTAAAAATGTATCTGTGTTTTGTGCTTCCCAATCAATATCTAAATATAATCTATTTTGTCTTTTGTTAAATCTTACTTGTTTATCTGTTGTTAATAAATGATCAATGTCTTCCAAATATCTTTTAGTCATTGTATATTGAAGTAATTCAATTGAATTAAAATTATACAGATCATTTAAAAATAATTGATACTTAATACTAAACATTCCACCAGATATTGAACTGGTATCAAATTTAAAAATTTTCTCTATACCAATAACACTATCAGGAACTTGAATAAAATTACTTGTTTCATAAAAGGATGATGTTGTTGTACCATACCCTGAAATATTAGTTGAAGTTCCAGTTGTTGTAACTATTCCAACACCTTCAGTACCATCTGCTCTACCTCTATCAAGGTCATCTTGTGTTATTTTGTACTTCAAATACATTCTTTCAACACCATCAAAATGTCTTTCATTGAAGTATTGAATTGCATCATCCACTAGATCTTCTATTTGATCATCATCCACATTCACTTCTAAAACAGGTGCACCTAATTGCCTCAAACAATAGTCTATTAATTCCTGTCTACTACTTGGTTTTCCCATTAATACGAGCCTCCATCAATCAATCCAGCAGTTAGCGTTCCAGTTAGATCAAAATCACCAGACAATGTTATTGTGCCACCATTAAATGTTAAATTAGCATTATCTTGCAATTCTCCTTGCGATCCTGCATAGACAATACGTCCTCCAGTTAAATCTGATATTTTAGCACTAGATGCTACGATACCACCATCAAATGTGGATACACCAGCAAAAACCCTCATACCAGAAGCAAAAGTTGCAATTCCTATAAAAGTTGAAACTCCAGTTACATTTAAATCTGTAAATGTATTTGGAGCATTTGAAATCGCTGCTTCTATTGTTGATGTGGTTACTGAATCTAATGATACAATATTTTTCAGTTCACGACTTGCACTTATTACTTCAGTGCTTCCAATGTAAAGAGATCCAAATGTACCAACCCCAGATATATTGACTTGTCTTCCACTTACTTCATCATATACAATATCATCTAATACGAATAAGTCTCCACCAACATAAAGATCACCACCAGTTGTTGTAATACCACCTGAAGATGCTAAAGTTGTGATTCCTGATACGTGTAATGCTTGTAATGCAGTATCACCTGTTACGTTTAAAGACTCACCTATATAAGTATTTCTTTTTATACCAATTCCACCTTGCAATCGTACAGAACCTGAATCTATGCTGGTAGAATTAGTATTATTTGCAAATGATGTAATACCAGTAAAAGAAATTACTGAAGCATCAATTGTTTCGCTTAAGATAAACTTCTCTGATGTTATATCCCATACTAGCAGTAGACCATCTTCGTCTTTACGATTCGAATCGACATCACTTAAGTTAACTAATCTTGTCGGTGGTGACGAAGCATTAGATAATACTCTTATTACATTTTGTGATCCAATTCGATCATTTATAGTTGCCATTACCTTGTAACTCCAGATCTGACGAGTGCTGCACCTTCTATGGCTTTATATTGGTTACCACCAGAAGTTATTATTTTTACATCATATACGTACCTTCCAGGTTTTAGAGACACTGTATTAGCAGCAGTTAAAGAGATTGAAATTATCCCTGCCTCAGGGTCGGTAACAGTCGTTGCAAACGATACTGCCTTTGAAGCAGATGCATGTTTTCTAATCATTGCTGTCGTTCCCGACCCAACCAAATTTAGAAATTCATTAGAGCGAGTATCCTCCAATTGAAATGACGTATCAAAGTCATACCCTTGCTCAATTACAATGTTGGATACATATACTGCCATTATTAATCAATACATTTTTAAATATTTATATCTAAGAGGATTTATTAATTAGTTCTCTTAAAAGTAACTTTATTTCATCAACATCTGACCTTAGTTTTTGCATTTCGTTATCTTGATTGATTTTTTGATCTCTCATTTTTTTGTACTGCAAATAACCTTGAGTATCATTGTTTATGATAGCACCAGATTTTTCATCTCGAAATAAATGTTTATGTCCCTTAACTGGAATCATTATGCTAATGCGATTACACGAAGATCTTTAAATCTTGGTGGATATGCTTCATTTGTTCCACTAGATACAATCTTAATTTGGAATCCCACAAATTCATCTAAATCATTTGCTGTAAATTCATACTCTCTAAAGTCATTATCATTAACACTAGCAGGTACAGATACATCTGATTTTCCATTATTCAATGCAGGATCAATAACCAATTTATCAATTCCAACATCTTTCAAATTATCAAAACCAGGAAATAGTTCATATGTTTGTTCAACTTCACTTGAATCAGTTTTGAATAATCGATATAAAACTCTAAAGTCTGCAGATGTATGCCTGTAAGCACTTACCAAAACTTTGAGAGAAGTTGATGCTTGTTTTAGATTTACTTTTTGTGAAATGTAACATGCAGCATGAGGATCACCAACTAATCTGTTTGATCTAGGATCATTTGCAAAATCTTCAATAGGTTCATTTAATCTATTTCTTAAAAATCTAAACACACCATTCATTGTATCTAAAACTGGTGATAAATTAACATCAGTTGTCGTAAACTTAGTTAATAATGTAACTGATTTATTTCTAGGTAAATTAGTTAATTTAGCATTTTCATCAACTTTTGAACATAACAATCTTGGAGATGATAATCTATTAATTTCATTAAATTCTACATTTTCGAATCCTTGATCCACAAATGATATTTCAGTTCCACCCTCACTTGTACCAGAAACTGATCTTAATTGAGTTGAAACAGTTGTTGAAGTTGAAGGTGTAGATACATTAAATGAAGGTATAAATGAATCATATTGGAAGTTTTGAGATCCAACAATTAATTCCCCACCTGCTATTTTTTCAGAAGTGAAACTTACTTGATTTATTCCACTTGATCTGTTCTGTAAATTTGGTCTTCCAGCACCTCTTTCAATCTCTAAGAAATATGAATCTATACCTTTAAGAGATTGTAAAGTAGCGTTTGTTGGCATATTATGAATTGTGTTGATACCAGTCATTGACATACCATTAAATTCATATTTAAATGCCTCATCACCAACAAAGTGAGAATCTTTGAGAGTTCCTCCAAATCCTCTTTCACCAACACTTAAAGTACCTGCACCTATACCATCATAGAAAATTATTTCTTGACCAACTTTAACATATCCAGTGCTAGTTGATATGCCTTCAAACTTAGAAAAGTCACTTGTGTTTGCTACGGAAATAACAGTGTCGATTGATGATATATTTTCTGTTAATGTTGTGGGAACAGTATCAGGTTTAATGTTACCAAGTTGAACTACGTTCTGGTCTGATTTCATTGAATGGTTATACTGATTAACTTCAAGTATATTACCAGTATGTAAATCACCATTAATAACTGAATCACCTCTTATATCTACTGTAGGACTTGGTACAGCAATAGTGCCATCTAATATATTTGTGTAATACACTAGTTTTCTACCGTCGTTAAATTTCTCACCTTGAACATTTGTAAGATATAATGTATCCATTCCAAATGTTTGTGTGACTGTAATTTGGCAACCAGTACCTGCATTTCCAACTTCTGATGTAGTTATTCCTAAAACATCACCTACAGCATATCCATTACCAGTTGCAGCAATTGATACGTTTGATATCGTTCTATTTGTTTGATCAATGGTTATAGTCGCTGCTGTGGCTCCTGTACCATTTCCAGTTATAGTAAATAAATTTACATTTGAATATGAAGTTCCAGTATATCCAACTCCAGCATTAGTTAAACTTGTATTAGATATTGGTCCTCCAATTTTTTCAACAAATCCTTTTGCATCTTCAGATGTATTGTAAGGTGAAGTATTTGATGCTGTGACCTTTATACCTTGTGTTATGGTATTAGATAAAGCATTGGTCGTATCAATACCAACCTTTAACTTTCTAGGATAAGCTTTAATTGAATTATTCTGTAATTTATTGTTTACTTCATCATTAACAGATATATCAGAATTAAACAATGTAAGTGAGCCAGGAGTTTTTGTGAATTGGCACTTGTAAAGACTAAACTTTAAATCTTGTGTTTGAGTTGGTGTCCAAATGGTTCCATTTTGAGATTTAAATAAACTTCCTCCTAAGTATTGTCTACTTACAATATTCTTAGAACCTTCATCAACACCAAGTGTTTGTGTTTCAATTGTTTCAGCACCCATTTCAGCAATCCATACTTTATATTGAATTGTTGCTGGTGCTAAGATAACCAATGCATACTCTCTAGCCGCTTCTAAGTAAACAGGAGATGGGAAAGTGAATCTTGTAGGTATTGAAGCATCGTCTGATGTTTTAATTACAGAAGTTCCATCAGCATCTAATGATGTTGGATCTAATGTAATTTCAGCGTAAGTTTGAACAACTTGATTTGTTGGTGTTCCTAATTCAACATCTCTAATTTGAACTGTTATGGGAATATTATTATCCTTTGAGGCAAAGTATAAATCTATTGATGATAAGAACATTCCTGTTTCATCAACAGTAAATGATTGTGCAAGGGGATCAAGTTGTACAACTGGTGGGGGTGGTCTACGTACAATAGTTGTGGTTGTTGTGAAGGTATTAATTATACCTGAAGTAGTATATCTAGCTTGACCTCTTGTAATACCTATTCCTTCATCACCAGGTAAAGGTTCTGCGTTGTTAACATCTGAAGTTAATCTAAATGTCTTTGTTCCATTAGTAAATCTTAACGGTGGTGGTGGACTTGTTGTTGGATCTCTAAAGAAGAATGAACCAATAACCGCACCAAATTCATCTGGTATTAATCTGACTGATTGGATAGTAGCAATGGCACCACTGGTTTCTCCAACTAATCTCATACCTGAAGATACTCTACCGAAGAAATCGCCTTGAGCATCTTGCACCAATGACGCAATGTCAACGTTCAAAATTGTTGATGATTCAGTATATGAAGATCCTAAAGAAAGTGAATTATTATAAGGATTACTAGGGAATACTGTGGATGGTGAATTATAAGTTCCAAATTTATGATTAGATTGTGCAGTTCTAAATGATATTTGTTTAGTTCCTATGGAATTAAAACCACTAACTGTTTCACCTGTACTGAATGTTCCAGATACCATACTAATTTCAAGTAATTTTGGAACAATGTCGATACCACTTCTACCATCAAAGAATGGATAATATCTAACACCAGGAGTTAATGAATATGCGGTAAATGAAACATTCCTAGATCTTATAAATTCAATTGGTCTAGAACCTGATTGAAAACGATCAACAATCGTTTCATTCCTAGCACCAAGAATTGTTCTAGTGCCACCATCTGTTTCTACAACTCTTGTCCAGTTATCTGTCTCTGGATTTAATAATACTCTACCATTACGAACTACAACTTCATAAGGGTTGACATTTTCAACCTGACTTGCTTGTTCGTTACCAATATCAGATTTTACTTCAGTATATGCTAATGTAATTAAATCTCCAGTTTTTTGTACATTAGTATCTAATAAAGTTAAATTTTGAGAAAAATCTGCAGAAGTTATATCAATACTTTCTGATACACCCAACAATGGTTTATTTGAATATTGATCAATTGGAACAACCATTTCTTGTAAAATTGTATCCACATTCATTGTATTATCTTGATTATCTAAATCAAATCGCAAATTATCTTTAAAATCATCTACAAAAAATCCTGATTTAAATCTATCTCCTG